TGGTCGATGATGTCGAAGTTGAGGTTGGTGGTGATGTCCCAAGTGCCGGACTGCTCACCGCTCCCGATCTTCTCGATGCCAAGGTTAGTGGTATAGGTGCTCGGCATGGTTTAGAGCCTCGGTAAGCCGCCAAGGTCGGCGTCACGCTTCTCGTTGAACGCCGCGATCAGCTCGGGGGTCCACAACGCATTCGCAATCGCCACCACCTTCGCGTCTTCGTTGCTCAAGTCGTCGCCGGGGCAAACGATATGGCGGTGGTAGGACCTTGCGATCTCTTCACCGTCCTTTTTAACAGACGTGGCGGTGCGAACTTGGAGGACGTTGTAATCCGTCACCACCTCGATCTTGTCTACTTCTTTAGATTCCGTAAGCATTTGTATCTGCTCCGCTGAAGATTTTAAGTCTGCGAAATATAAGAAACGCTGCCTGTTATGCCATTAAATGTCTGACCATTTGAGGTGTATAAGGCAACAAAAGAGGATTCAAGCACGAAGCTATACGGCTTGTACTGCGACGGACCATCTACATACCTGTTCCCATAAACCCCTTGAGCGTTAACATAATCCGTCCCAGTCGGGCCTGATCTGATATGAAGGAATGGAATGCCCGAATAAACGCCCGCTTGGACCAGGGCGCCGCCCGTAGTCGCGCTAACCCCTAGGCTACCCCCCGCGAGATACATGAAGATATGGACAAACGTCCCCGCCTTTCGGTAATACCCGTGGCGGCTAGTAACCGTACCGTCTACCTCAAATCCTAGAGTCGGGGTCCAAGTGCCCTCCTCGTAATCGTCAAGGAAGTTGGCGCTGGTGGTGCCGCCAATGTAAAGACCGCCGGATAGGTACAGGTCCTTCCAGCGCTTGGTAGAGGAGCCGAGGTCGTTAGCGTTGTCGGTGTTGGGCTTGATGTCGGTGGTTACGGCTTCAAGGTCAACACCGAAATTATCTACATACGCTTTGATCGACTGCTGAGTTGCGAGGGCGGTGGCGCTGTCCGAGGACATGTCGTCTTCGTCAAGGATGGCCGTGACCGTGGTGCCTGAAGCAAGGGACACGCCCTCTGCCCGCAAGCTGTTGAAAACATTGGTGACCGTGGCCGAAGCACCCGCCCCGTCAAACTTGAGAACGACGTCTTTTCCCGCAGGAATCTCAAAGTCGTTCGAGGCGTTATAGGTGCCCTGGAAAACAATAACGCTGCGGCTGCCGGAAAGGCTGTTGCGCATGAACACAACTTTTTCAGCATCGTTAGGCGTAAGCTGAACGTAGGCCGTGGCGCCCAGGTCCCCGCCATCAACAAATTCAATGAACTTGTTCCGACCGTCGGAAAGGGCGCCGCTGGTTACCGGCAGAGTGTTGGGCGAGCCGGAAGTCCCAGCGGATGCCAAGGTGACACTTACAATACCGTTGACCGCTTGGTCCAAGATGTCGAGGTTAGTGTTCGTCGTGGCGCCCCAGACACCCGACTGTTCGCCAGTCGCGATCTTTTCGATGCCCAGGTTAGTTGTGTAAGTGCTAGGCATTATCTAATCCTCTATGCCGCGATTTCGGTCCAAACCGGCGTCTGGTCTGCGTTTATCTCTACCCAAAGCGGGCTCTGAGACGGCGATATGGCGTTATATCCAGGGTCCTGATCTGGAACGATTCTACCCCAAACAAGAACATTTCCAACGGCCCCCGTTGCCTGAACACCCGTGACCGTAACATTGGCATCGCCGTTTACCGTGACGCCGCCAACGGCGCCCGTAGCTTCCAATCCGGTGACCGGGGCAATGCCGCCAGCGGTGACCGTGACGGTTCCAACCGCGGTGGTGGCTTCAAGACCTGTGACGGGGGCATTGGCGCCAGCGGTGACCGTGGCGGTGCCAACCTCCCCTGTGCCGGAAACCCCTGTAACGAGGACCGTTACACCGGTTCCGGTAATAGTGGTGACTGTTCCTACAGCGGTGGTAGCTTCTAAGCCAGACGCGGGGACATTGGCATCGGCAGTAACCGATACCGTACCGACGGCGCCGGTGGCTTCGACACCCGTAACTTCTACGGGTATAGGTCGGCCCCAGGCCCCTTCGCCCCAGTAGCCTCGCCCCCAACCGCTGATTAACATGACTTAATCAGGCGATGCGGATGATTGCGTTAGAAGCGTCAGCCGTGGGGAACACAATGGTGAACGTACCAGACGTCGAGGTCTTATCCGACCCAAAATCCAGCACCACGACGCTCGGATCGCCAGCCGCGGTGTCGTTATAGATCAACGCCCCGCGAGCCGTGATGGTTGCAGACGTGAAAGATAGGTCCGCAAAGTCCGTGAAAGCCGTCGTCCCCGAAGTCGTGGGGTTCACGTTGGTAAGTGCGCCGCCGCCAGCCGTATACGTGCCCGAATCGCCAACTTCGTTGGTCGCCGTATAGGCCGTGGTAGACGCATCAAAGCTTGCGCTGTTGGTGTACAGAGCCAGCTTGAAAGTGTTGCCGCCAGTGGTGAAATCATGCGTACCTTCAAGAAGCTCCTTCTTGAAAGAGGTACACATGTAATTACCCGTAAACGCCATGTCAAAGCCTCCTTATTTGTTCCGCCAGGGAGCCCTGTCCAGACTGGCGAAGCGTCTCGCAAAGTGTAGCACGGTCTTGTTCGATACCCATCTTTATGTAATGGGTGACAACCGCGAACATTTGCTCTCTAAAGGCCTGAGCTTGCGCCTTGATCAGCGGATGGCTGTCATCCGCAACACTAATCAGACGGTTAACACAAAGCTCCGCTACCTCTTCAGGGCTATGGCCCCGATTTTCCGTCGTTTTTACGTCAAATAGGACCTTTGAGGCCTCTACCTTGATCTCAAACATGATTATTGTTTCGGCCGAAGAACCATTCCGGTCCGGTACTCGTCGGTGACCTCTTTGGCCTCTCCGAGCTGCTTGAGCGATCCAATAGCCTGAGTGAAGTTCTGCATATATACCTGCATCATATCCGGCTCGCCCTTCATGAAGATATAGGCCTCCACAAGAGAGCCGTAAAGCATCGCTACGGACGCATTCTCGCTCAACCACGTCGTCCCAGACTCAGCGCCGGCCGTAAGGCTTGCCGGGCGGTAGTAATAGTGCAATTCCGCGCTGTACGCGCTGTCTGGAGTCGGACCGAGGATGAAATAGTCGATGTCAAAGACCGCGTAATACCGCGGAGCCCCGGTAGTGGTGGGGTCCGGGTTGAAGGTCTGGATATAATCGACGTCTTTGAATTCAACAAAGGTCTTGTTCCCGTCGCCATCCGTGAAGGACAGCGAAAAGGGCGCCAAAAAGTCCGTGGGCTGGGCCAAATACTGGTTTGAGGCCGTCATGTTGCCCGTCGCATTTTTGCGAAACAGGCTGAGCTGCACGTTCTTCAGGATTTTTTCTTCGGTGTTCTTAATGAACGTCGGAAGATTGTTGACGAACGTGGTCTCGTCGTTCTCCGCATAGTCCTGAATGGCTTGTTTTAGCTGTGCGTATGTAAAGCTCATGATATTGACACCGTTACGCTACCGACTTTTCCAAAAACCACGGTAGGCCGTGGCGCGGGCTGCTCAACCGTAGGAAGCCCCAGGTACACGTCATAGGGCTCTACACGGTCAGGGCGGGCGTCCTTTAACGCCTCGGGATCAATTACCTTGCGGAAAGGCCCAAGCTGGGGGTGCTTCGGCTCCCACTCGTCCTTCCCGACCAGAAGGCCGTTCCACTCTTTCCGCATGTCCCTGTACCGGTAGCGCTGCCCAGAGCGGTCAGAGATCGCGTAGGCATTTTTGCCGGACGCAAACTTAGCCACTAGACAGTCCTAAAATACTGGTACTGAGGGACCACGTTGAACGAGGCCCGGTCCCGGTCCTCTTGCATAGCGCGCTCAAACTCTTCCTCGTAGACAGCCTTGAGAAGCTGAATACGATTCGGCGCCCGCTTCATGGCAATGTAGTAGGCCAGCCCGGCGGCTAGGCAAGGATAAAAACGGAACGGCATATCCACCGTGTTGGTGTACGTGTCCGCGTCGTCCATGCGCGTGAGGCAGTCATAAATCACAACGTCCGTGCTGTTCTCGGCCACGGGCCAGAGCTTGAGCACGGGGGTGCTTTGTCGATCCAAAAAGAATTGGTTCGGCCGGCTCTGCGTAGTCTTGTTCGGGATAGACAGGTACTCATCCCGGGACAAGCGCTCCAGGGCGTAGTCCGTCCCA